GTGTGCGAGGAAAAGACTCGCAAGCGATTGGTTCAAGTCCTGCGCGAAGGCAAGGGCGTCAAGGTTTTGGAGGCTGCATGAAAGCTATGTATTTCATTGTGGCGATCATCTATCTAGCGTTTGGCGTCCTGTGGGGTGAACGCGGGGAAAGTTTGTTTTGTGTGTCGTATGGGGTCATAGGCGGAATGTGCTTTGGCATTTGCTTGCGGAAGGATCGCGCATGAACGTCATCCTCCACAACGCCCAGCAAGCGCCGATTGCGATCAAGTCCGCCTACGCGCAGCACATCAAGCCGCTCTTGATGGCTGGCTACCCAGTCACTCTCTCGTTTGAGCACGACCTGAGAACGGTGCAGCAGAACAAAGCGCAATGGCCTTACTTGGGTGCGTTTGCAGACCAAGTGCCTTGGGATGTGAATGGCGAACTTGTCCTTGTCACCGATGAGGACTGGAAAGACATCCTGACAAGCGCCTACCGAAACGAGAAGCCAAGGGTTGCCCGTGGGTTTGATGGAGCGCCGCCCGTCATGTTGGGCCAGCGAACAAGCAAGTTCACCCGCACACAGTGGCCGGAGTGGATGGAGTTCCTGCGCTTTGCCGCAGCACAACACAAGGTGCGGGTGTCTGCGCCTGAGTGGATGGAGGCGTGATGACCTGCGAAGCCTGCGAATACGCCAAAGAGCACCCAGGAAGTGGGCTCTATCACGCGAACTGCCCCGAGTGCCAACACCGGATGTTTCTTCAGGTCATGCCCCTGCACCTGGACAACCTCAAGCGCACCCCCGGCACCGAAGACCGCCGCGCCTACCTGGAGACGGTCCAACGCAGGCACGGTGAGCGTGCAGTCAACGCCCTCAAGGCGGCTTACTTGGAGTGGTGGGAGGCCAGGAAATGCGCCAAGTGATCCAACAGGGGCACAAGTACATGCACTTGCAACTAGCCAAGCCTGTGATTGTGCTGGAGGTGCTGCCGTTCTTCGCCCGGGTCGGCGTCATTGCCCTGCCCGATCAGCCGTGGTTTCACAGGATCGAAGAAGCCGGTTTTGAAGATCTGCGACCCATGCCCATGAAGTATTTCGGAGGGGAGGTGCCGCGTGCAGACCAAGCCTAAAGCCAAAAAGTGCAAGGTCAAAGACTGCTGCAACTACTTCATCCCTCTCAACTCCATGCACTCGGTCTGCGGCCCTGTCTGCGCCTCAAAGCTGGTCAGAGACAAGCGGGAGAAGGAAGAAACCAAGCGCAACCAGGAGCAAAGGCGCAAGGACCGCGAAACCCGCGACCGGCTCAAAACCCGATCCGACTGGATGAAAGATGCACAACGAGAGTTCAACAAGTACATCAGGGCGCGCGACCAAGCGGCCGGCCACCCATGCATTTCCAGCGGCAGACCGCTTGATTGGTCGGGTAACGCGGTTGATGCAGGTCACTACAGAAGCGTGGGGGCTGCCCCGCACCTCAGGTTCGATGAGCGCAACTGTCACGCCCAATCAAAGCACGACAACCAATACAAGGCCGGCAACGTCGTTGACTACCGAATCAACCTGATTGCTCGCATTGGCTTGGAGGCTGTCGAAGCACTGGAGGCAGATCAGACCCCGCGCCACTACTCAGCCGACGACCTGAAGGCTATCCGAGACACCTACCGAGCCAAAGCCAAGGAACTGTTGAAAGGACGCGAATGAAAGACGGCATCGACTTCAACACCATCAAACCAGAGCACGAAGCTATCCACCAGCGTCTAGAGAATTGGGCCAGGTGGTGCAAGGGCTCCAACTCCGGCAACGTCCACCCGATGTTCCGCCAGTACCGAAATGGCTATTTCGAGGCAAGCCCCGCCGCCAGCTACTCCGACACTGTGGACGCAGTGGCCATTCAGAAGGCCATGAAGGACATTCCCGAGCCCCAGCGGATCGCCATCCAATGGTTTTACGTCAAGCCTGGGAGCCCGACGAAGGTGTGTTTTGCCCTTGGGGTGAACAAGCGCGACCTGTTGGAGTTGATCCACCAGGGGCGGACGATGATGAAGAACCTTTCTAAGGTGAAGGAGAGTGTGTGATGAAAAACGGAATCGAACTAATCAAGAGGCATTCAATGGCAATGCATGGTGCGGCGGAGCAAATGATGAGCGGTGGTGTTCCGCTTCAGCAGGTCGCTGAACTTGTTGAGGAAATCGCCGTGAGGTCAAGGGCGGTGTCATTGCTGACAGAAATGATGATTGGCAATGGTGCCCCTGATGGGCTCCAGGAGGCCATTGACGCCGCAAACATGTACATCGAAATGGAGGATCAAGAGTGAAAAAACCATACGAAGACTTGAGCGAGACGCTCGTCAACCTGAAACTGATGTGTCACGCGTTTTCGACGTCATTTAATGCAATGGACGCCGGAGACAACATGAAAGCGTCTGTTGCACTCACCGCAGCGCTAGAGGTTCTGCATGGCTATCACGACAAGCTGGAGTCCGGAAAGCCGTTTCAAATGACTCCAGAGACGCGGGCCTTCTACGACGAGATGGGCCGAGGCGTCGGAATCCAATAAATTGCTTGACTGTACAAAAAGACAGTGCTATAAAAGCGTAACGTGAGCGTTGGCACAAGGCGTTGGCATCCGATTGGAGGATGCCGCACCGGCCTACGAAGCACCCCAAGCCCTGCATGGTTCGCCCAGCGGGGCTTTTTCATTGGCCCGCAGCGCCACAAGTCGATGCCCCACGTCCGGGGGTGAACTGCAAGAAACCGGATCGCCCTAACTGACAACCCCGGGCGCGTGAGCTACCACAGGCAAGCGATAAACAGCCGAACAGACAATGACGCCCCGCAAGGGGTAGGCGACTGGCCCACGATACGGGCGGCTGATAAATAACGCATGTGGCAAGACCCCGGCCTTCTGGCCGAGATGCTGAACCCGACATCTTTGATCCTTGGTCTGTAAGTAGGGTCAAAGTCTGTCGGGGTTGTCTTCTGGCTTGTTCGATAGATAAAACCTATCGGAGAGCAACGATTACTAGTCGATGCCTGTGAAAGCGGGGTTGTCCTTCGACTGCCGAAAGGCTGACAGCCGGGAAAGACCGGCTTTTTTGTTTCGGCGGCCCATCCCACTGCTACCCCATAGCTCTACCCATTGGGGATGAGGCCGCCACCTTAAACACGCGCTGACTGAGTGCATCAGCAGCACACCCCGACGCTCAGGTAAGCCCCTCGGTCGCTCCTTCCGAGGATCAGCGGCGGGCGGGGTGATTGGCGAACAACCCAAGAGGATTCGCAAGCATGGCCAGGCCAACCAAGTACCAAGACTCCTACGCCGCGCAAGCCTTGAAGCTGTGCCGCCTGGGGGCGACTGACAAGGAGTTGGCCGACTTCTTCGAGGTGAACCAAGACACCATCAATGAGTGGAAGAAGGTGCATCCGGCGTTTTCCGAGTCCCTAAAAGCTGGGAAGGGTCTTGCCGACGCTGAGGTGGCCGACAGGCTGTTTAAGCGGGCGACTGGCTACGAACATGACGCGGTGAAGATCGTTGCCAATGCAAACAGCGGGCAGGAGCACATCGTTCACTACACCGAGCGTTACCCGCCTGACACGACGGCGGCAATCTTCTGGCTGAAGAACCGTCGCCCTGACCTGTGGCGAGACAAGACCGAGCAGCAGTTGAGCGGTCAAGTCGCCATTGGCAAGATCACTCGGACCATCGTCAAACCGGAATGAGGTCGCTTGACCTGAAGACTGCGGCGGTTTTCGCGCCGCTGCTTGAGCCTGCGCGCTACAAGGCCGCATGGGGTGGGCGGGGCTCGGGTAAGTCGCATTTCTTCGCCGAGCTGGCGATTGAAGACAGCCTAGCCGAGCCGGGTGAAAGCGGAGAAGGTCTGCGGACTGTCTGCATCCGCGAGGTTCAGAAGGACTTGGCGCAGTCGTCCAAGGCGCTGATTGAGGCGAAGTTATCTGCCCTTCGGTTGACTGAGGCTGACGGCTTCAAGGTGTTCAAGGACGTGATCCAGACGCCTGGCGACGGTCTGATGATCTTCAAGGGCATGAACGACTACACCGCCGACTCGGTGAAGTCGCTGGAAGGGTTCAAGCGGGCTTGGTGGGAAGAGGCGCAAACGGCAACGCAGCGCAGCCTTGACCTGCTGAGGCCAACGATTCGGGCGCCTGGTTCGCAGTTGTGGTTCGGCTGGAACCCTCGGCACAAGAAAGACCCGGTTGACCAGATGTTCCGGTCTGCTGAGTTACCGACCGGGGCGGTGGTGGTCAAAGCCAATTGGCGCGACAACCCGTGGTTCACGGCAGAGCTTGAGCAAGAGCGCCTTGACTGTTTGAGGCTTCAGCCGGACAAGTACGACCACATTTGGGAAGGTGGATACGAACAAGTCCACGAGGGCGCTTACTTTGCCAAGTCGCTTGCAGAGGCGAGGGCGCAGGGCCGAATTGGTCGTGTGTCGCCTGACCCGCTGATGACCATTCGCCTGTTCGCTGACATCGGCGGCACGGGCGCAAGGGCTGACGCGTTCACCTTCTGGGCGGCGCAGTTTGTCGGCCTTGAGATCAGGTGGCTGAAGTATTACGAAGTGGTTGGCCAGCCTTTGGCGGCGCATTTGGCATGGCTTCGTGAGCAAGGCTACACGCCGGACAAGGCGCAAATCTGGTTGCCTCACGACGGGGCGACGCAAGACAAGGTTCACGCGGTTTCGTATGAGTCCGCGTTCAAACAAGCGGGTTACGCGGTGACTGTTGTCCCGAATCAGGGGCGAGGCGCTGCAAAGGCTCGGATCGAAGAAGCCCGCAGGTTGTTCCCGTCCATGTGGTTTGACGCCGAAGGGTGCGCCGCTGGTCTGGATGCCTTGGGTTGGTATCACGAGAAGCGAGACGAGGTGCGAGGCATTGGCCTTGGGCCTGAGCACGATTGGGCGTCACATGGCGCTGACTCGTTCGGGCTGGGTTGCGTTGTTCACAAGCCACCTCAGTCTGGATCGCTCGCCCCGATCAAGTACCCGAAACGGAGCTACGCATGACCGCAGAACAAATCCTGACCGCTTTGCGGTTTGTGGCGATGGGCCGACCGAATCACCCCGAGGTGCAGGCGCTGGCCGAGTTCCTGGCGAAGCCTGAGCCGACCACGTTCGACGTGCCGCTGCCTGAGATCGAGCAAGCAGAAGACAAGCCCCGTCGCGGGCGTAAGCCGAAAGCCGAGTAAATGGCAAAGATGGACGACGAAACCCTGCTGAACTTCCTCCAGCACGAGGAAGACCAGGCGGGGGACTACGTTTGGGGTGATCTCGCCGACGCCCGTGAGCAGGCAATGCGGGAATACCTGCGCCTGCCTTACGGTGACGAGGAAGAGGGCCGCTCGTCGTTCGTCACGTCTGACGTTCTCGACACCATCGAATGGGTGCGCCCTGCGCTGCTGAAAATCTTTGTTGGCGGCGATGAGGCCGTGTCGTTTGAGCCGACCGGCCCGGAGGATGTGGACGGCGCAGAGCAAGCCACGCAGGCGGTTAACTACGTCTTCTTCAAGCAGAACAACGGCTTCCTAATCTCCTACACCGCGATCACTGACGCGCTCCAGTTGAAGAACTGCGCTGTCATGTGGCGATGGAAAGAGACAGAGAAGACCGAGACGACGCGATACAAGGGCCTCACAGACGAGGCCCTTATTCTTCGCATGCAGGAACTTGCAGACGGCAAGCCTGAGATTGTCGAAGCAGCGACCGAGGTTGTCGTGGATGAGATGGGCCAGCCCGTCAACGTCCATGACGTGAAGATCAAGACGACCCGCAAGACTGGCAAAGTCCACATTGAGGCGTTCCCGCCTGAAGAGTTGCTTGTTCAGCGTAACTGGACGAGCCCTCTGCTGGAAGAGTGCCCTTATGTGTGCCGGATGATGCGCGTGACGCTCTCCGAGCTGCGGGAGATGGGTTTCGATGTTGAGGCCGACGACTTGGCCGCAGGCGACCGGACTGACCTGTCCGCTGATCGCACGTTGCGTGAGGCGCAGGCTCAAGACTGGACGAGCTACGACAACGACACGCCTTCGGAGGATGAAAGCCGCACCGAGGGCTGGCTTCGCCTTGAATACGTCCTGACCGACCGCGACGGCGACGGAATCTCTGAGCGCCTTATGGTCATGCGCTTGGCGAACAAGATTCTCAAGGTCGAAGAGTGCTCGCACGTCCCCATTGCCACCTCTTCGCCTATCCTGCGCTCGCATCGTTGGGACGGTCACAGCCTGGCTGAGTTGGTGTCTGACCTTCAGCGCCTGCACACGGTCATCACCCGACAGATGCTGGACAGCCTGTATCTGGCGACCAATCCGCGCAAGAAGGTCTTGACCGACTCGACCGGCGCACCTTTGGCGAACATTGACGACCTGTTGGACGCCCGTGTTGGTGGCATCGTTCGACAGCAGGACGTGAACGCAGTCATCGAGGAACAGTCGCAGTGGGTGGGCGCTCAAGCCTTCCCAATGCTGGAGTACGTTGACCGGGTGCGGATGAACCGCAGCGGCGTCAACTACCTGTCCTCTGGTCTGGATGCCAACGCGATCAACAAGACCGCGACCGGCTCTCAGATCCAAGATGGCCGCATGCAGGAGCGCACCGAGTTGGTGGCCCGTGTGCTGGCCGAGACGCTTTACAAGCCGATGTTCTCCGGTGTTTTGAAGACGCTGACCGAGCACTGCATGGAAAAGCTGGCCTTCCGCCTGCGCAACAAGTTCGTGCAGTACGACCCGCAGGAATGGCGCGACCACTACGACATGAGCATCAATGTCGGCCTGGGTACTGGCAACAAGCAGCAGCAGGCAATGAGCCTGGCTCAGATCGAAGCCGCGCAGATGGCCGCCGTTCAGTCTGGCGGCATGGGCTTGATGGTCACGCCGAAGCACCTCTACAACCTGCAAGCCGAGAAGGTGAAGTTGGCAGGCTTCCAGAACGTCGATGACTTCTGGAAAGACCCGGGCGACGGGATGCCGCCACCTCAGCAAAAGCCAGACCCTGAGGCGCAAAAGATTCAGGCTCAGGCGCAGCAGAAGCAACTAGAGCTACAGGCAGACGCGCAGAAATTCCAAGCGCAAACGCAAAACGAAGAACGGGCCAATCAGGCCCGTTTTGCATTTGAGGCCGAGCAGAAGGCTTTGGATCGCCAAGCAGAGATCGAGAAGGCTCGCATTGCTCAGGAAACGCAACTCCTGATCGCACAGATGCGCGCCGTCTCTGCTGAGTCGATTGCCGAGAAGAAGGCCGACGCGATGGAAGAGACGCCATCGGCTGACACGCCTGATTTCCCCGTCATCGAGGACTGACCAATGAGCGACCAAGTGGACCGCCAGCGCAAAGAGGCGCTGCGTGGGGATGACGCTGCCCGCGTTTTGGAGAGCCCTGCTTTTCAGGCCGCGATGGCGCTTCTCAAGGCCGAGATCGTGAGCGAGTGGAGCAAATGCCCCGTGCGGGATGCAGAGGGTCAAAAGCTCCTTTTGCAGCTTCACAAGCTCGCCAACAAGTTTGAAGGATTGCTGACCGGGA